TAACACTGAGAATGTTTGACCCCTTAGTAATAGTTTCAATTCGCTATCAAGATTGAACATTCTTTTTGCTAATCCCGCTAACTGTGAAAACTCGCCAAGCGACTCAAAGCTGCCCTTTTCAGAGAATATAAGTACTGGGCATTGACTGAACCCATGCTCTCCACGACTCGTTATATTTTTGTGCTTATCATATATTCGCCACTCTGTCTTATCGTAGTATCTAACAATGTCTTTCTGTACGGTATTCTCATAGGTGCTATTGTCTATCGTGTCACTAAAAGTAACATACTCAAAGCGTCCAAAACTGTCTAATTTATATGATTCTACACTCTCTGGCAACATCTCAACAAAGTAAGGCGTTAACCGTTTATCAAGTTGCTCTTTGCGATCTAAAGCTTTCTCTTGTGGTATATCAACCAAGAGAAGATTGACACCTCTTGCTTTAGCGTTTTTTGCAAAGTTAGAGAAGAACACATCAGCACTTTCGTTACGTCTGTTCACGTCACCATAGATGCCCTGTAACAGTTTATCTTCTGTTCCTCTTGCTGGTAGGCTTTTGAATAGGTAACCAGCATATCGAGATACTTTACTTACGAATATATTTTCGTATTCATGTTCTGATGCTTCTTTTCTGTCTTTATATGAATTGTCTGTAGCATCATCAGTACCGTCACTCTCTCGGCTAAACTTATCCAGGTAGTCACCTGCAGCAAAACCACCGGTGCCATTATAGGCATCTGCTACAAAGCCCCACTCTGTTATGAAATTAATGCTCATGTTATTCCTTTTTTATGTAGTTCTTGTGAGAAGATTTTATCTAAACGTTTAAACGTTTTCTGTGCTGCATTGTGCAAATATGGATCACCTTTATATCCTGGGTGGTGTACTTCTTTGGCAAACACAAACCCACCATGAGCGTTCCATCGCAGTGACTTCTTATCTTTGGCTCTTATTGTATGTGGTCTTGTGCCATAATGAATAAAATTTGCATAATTTATTCTGCCACCATTCCAGCTTACCATCATTCCACTATCGCTCACCCCAGCTTCTACACCATTTGGGATAATATCCACATAAGCATTACGCTCTAGTTTGCCTGTTTTAGAGTGTGGTTTAATATTATCTAAAAGGTTCTTTTCTAAATCCTCCTGCACCCCAACCCAAAATGTTCGCTTCATTACATCTGACAAAGAGTCTAATCGTCTGTATAAATCTGATGTGCCTTTAATAACAAAGGTCATAGTCTACACTCTTCTTTTTGGTTTCTAATACCAGAGAATGTGAACCTTAATATTGAAGCCTTAAACACGGTAACTGAGTCTTGATCGTAGTCGATACGGTTAAACAACACAATGTTTTTAAGGGCATCCCTTATCTTTAATTCCAATGCTATTGAGTCTTCATATACAGAGGGTAGGTCATTCTTTAAATCAAGTAATAGTATAACTTGTAATGAGCCTTGGTCGAAGTATTTGTTTTGTTTTGAAGGTTCTGAGTATTCTGTGACGATTCTTGCAGCGGGTGTATCTTTGGCTGAAATGCCAGACTCAGCCCCTATCTTTACTGTATCAAGTTCGGTTATGGTTTCAAGTGCTGTTTTAATGTCTTGTAGTAACTGCCACATGATTATGCTCTTCCTACTTTGCCCGCTACAACACCGTCATCCGCATCTTCAAAGTTGTCCATCTGGCTTAGTCTTTTGTACTCTTTTCTGTAGTGGTCAGCCTTGTCTTTCATTCCCTCACTTTCCAGTTGTCGTCCAGCAAGTTCAATATACACAAGACACAAAGTCATCTTCTCTAAATACTGAGTATCTATGACACCTTGTTTGCCTAAATCAATGAGTGCATCTGCTTCAACTGCTTCAAGTTCAGCAGCATCGACAGAGTTCACTACATAATTGTCATTATAAGTGTAGGTAGTAGCCATTACAATCCTTTTGGATAATTATACCACAACTTATAAGCCTTTGATTTTAAAACTATGAGTGTCAACCTTATCTTTTGAATATGGGTATGCTGCCATAACGAGTGCATCAGCAAGGTTAGGTGATTTTATGCCACGTTTTTTGAGATCATCTTTTTTCTCTACAATATTTCTAAGCCTTCCACTTATTTTTTTCCGTGGGGTTGAAAGTTCTGTCACAAGTTTTTCTATTTCGTTTAGTGAACCAGAGATAGAGAATATCACATCTAAATCAATAGCCTCTTTTTTTGTTACTGCTCTATGTGTTGCTTTTATCCTATCCCTAAGAAGCCACCATGCTTGAGCTTTT